TTATATAGAACAAGTATTTGTTCCATAATTTGTAATTTTTGATCTGTATTAGTTGACCAAATATCTGCCTTCATTCTTAGTGTAAATGGTACAGGCATCAAACGTTCAACAGTATTACCAACCCCTTGAACATCTTCGTATTGCTGTGTTGCTTCGTTATAATCACGTTTTCTAAAATGTAATTTATCAACGTGTGTCGGACTTTGTACACGCTCACGTGCATACTCTAATCCTGTGATATAACAAGCAATACGAGGTGCACTAATAACTTTGTTTTCACTATTGTCACGAATAATGTGTGCTACTTGACGTGTTAAGTTTCCGTATGTAGCAGGAACTTTACGCAATGTACCAGCATTGTCTTTATAAGAAAAATTTGAAAAAGCACGAATAAACTGTGTGACAAATCTTCTTATTTGTCCGTCATAAAAATGATCCATTAATTATCTGCCTCCGGTTTAAGTGCTTCACTTAATGCAGTACGTACATTTTTTGTTTGTCCATCTTCAGTTCTAGTTGCATCTTCATTAACAAAGTCAGTGACATAACTGTTTTGAACTGTATTTGTAAGGCTCATTCTTGCTCCATCTTCAACTTTAATCCAATGATTGCCATCATATCTAAACAGTCTATTAGGATAGTAATCTGTTCTTAAATGGTATGCACCTTTAGCAGGACTATTTGGATATGAAGTACCAAATGTATATGGTGAACCATTAGCAGGTAAACCATCGCCGCCACCATATGCAATATAATAATTTCCGCCCGGTGTTTGTAGTGTAGGAGTGTTTACTCCGTCATCTTTAATATTTACATCACCTGCATCATCAGTTGGAACAACAAAAAATTCTTCTGTATCGTATCCTGTTTTTGGTGCGTCTGCTTCTGCTTGTGCAATAACTTGTTCGTTGATTTGCATTTCTTTTTCGTATGTTGAAAGCACATCACGTAATGTCTTACCTTCTTCACCTGATTCTTTGTCAAAAATATCTTTAAATTCTTGACTATCCATAATAGGTTTACATTTTGCACGTAATAAATGTGGATACCAAGTTTGTGAAAATCCTTCACTTGGACGACTTATATCTTCAATAACATAAAAGCGTTTTAGTGATACTTGAAAATCGTTTAATGCGTAATCATCTACTAAGTGAGGCAATTCTAAAACATCGCCACTCATTAGTTTTCTACCAATTGCTTCAACACTCTTGTTTAAGTGAAATGTAATAAACACAGTATCGTTTTGTAAAAATAAACCAAACTGTGATAAATCAAAGTCTAAATCTTGCACATTGTAAATTCCACGAAGTGTATATACATCGTCGGAATATTTTCTATCTCTATTTTCTAAAAATAGCAAATCTTGTATTTTTGTTTCAGGTATATCACTAACACCTTTTGGTTCTGCAGGTGTACCTACGCCTGGCTCAACAGGGCCTTCGTATTTGTGTACAAATATGTCTGTACCGCCGATCTGAAATGCTTCATATATGTTCTTATCTATAAAGCGATAGTCAGCGGATTTCTCTGGTTTGTATAAACTCAATCTTGGCATAACAAATGTATTTATTGGAAGTGCGATCGAATAAATAATTACATGAGCACACAATTAGATACCGCAAAAGCAAAACTTTTTAACTATGTTGGCAAAATGCTAGGTGATGGCATGATTGATGTTGAACTTGACGTTGATCACTATGAAGTTGCATTAGAAAAAGCATTAGGCAAATATAGACAAAGAGCAGAGAATTCTGTAGAAGAATCATACGCATTTTTAGAACTTCAGGAAGATACAAATGACTATATTTTACCTGATGAGATTCAAAGTGTAAAAGAAGTATTCCGCAGAAGTATTGGATCAAGAAGCGGTGGCGGACAAGGTGGTACTGTATTTGAACCATTTAACCTTGCATACACAAATACCTATCTATTAAGTTCAACACAAATGGGAGGACTAGCAACATACTTTGCTTTTGCTGGTTATCAAGAACTTGTAGGTAAAATGTTTGGCTCATTCATTAACTTTAAATTTGATCCTGTAAACCACAAACTAACAATTATGCAAAGACCACGGGGTGCTGAGTCTGTGATGTTAGCAGTGTATAATAAAAGACCAGATTTTGTTCTACTAGGTGATCCCTATGCAGGACAATGGTTAAAAGATTATACTCTAGCAACTTGCAAATATATGATTGGTGAAGCACGTGGTAAATTTGCAACAATCGCAACTCCTCAAGGCGGCACTAGTTTAAATGGTGATGCCCTTAAAGCAGATGCACAAGGTGATATTGAAAAATTAGAGCAAGATTTGGCAAATTATGTTGATGGTTCTACACCATTATCGTTCATAATTGGCTAAAAGTACTTGACTTTTTCATTCTAACAGCATATAATAAACTTTTACATGGGATACATAAACTTACTATGATTATTGGTTTCGTAGGCCTGATTGGGTCTGGAAAAGATACCTGTGCTGATACACTAGTCAGCGACGGGGGGTTTAAACGTGTTAGTTTTGCTACTACTCTTAAAGATGCTGTTTCAGCAGTATTTGGCTGGGATCGCGAAGCACTAGAAGGTAATACAGAAGAGTCACGTGCTTGGCGTGAAGAAGTAGATGAATGGTGGGCAGAAAAACTAGATATGCCTAAACTTACTCCGCGTTGGGTATTACAATACTGGGGTACAGATGTTCTACGTAAAGGATTTCATGACGACATATGGATTGCTAGTTTAGAAAGCAAACTATTACAAATGAAGCAAGATGCTGTTATTAGCGATGTACGTTTTCCCAACGAAATTAAAATGATCAAACGTTTGCGTGGTAAAGTATTCCGTGTTAAACGTGGGTCTGATCCTGAATGGTTTGAAGATGCATTAAAGCAAAACGAAGCAAACAAGATGTCAGAAACTACTAAAAATATGGTATGGGTTGACAAGATGCGAGAACATCACCCAGATGTACATATTAGCGAATATGCTTGGGTAGGCGAAAAAGTTGACGATGTTATTGAAAACGACGGTGATCTTGAAGACCTACATAACAAAGTTAGAAATCAGGTGTTAGGTCTCCCTGTTTCCAAATAGCACCCTGCATTTGCAATAATCTTTGACAATTAGCACATATAGTTTTTAAATTACTGTGTCTACAGTTGGATAAGTTTCCATCTATATGATACACGTTAAACTGTTCTTTGTGCTTACTAGTAAACCCGCACTTATCACATTTTTCTTTTTGTTCATACCCTGCTTGTTTCCAAAGTGGTATACCTGATGCCCTACCACTAGCACAGTGGTCACACTTGCTTCTATAGTATGCTTTTTTGCCCTTGTAGTAGTTAATAGCAACAGGACGTTTCCGGCATTGTTTACATAAAGGTCTACTCATAACTGTATTTAACACGCCCTTTTTTACCCCTTTTGATAGTGATTATTAGCGTACTTTTTCCTACAAATACATAAATACATTTAGATATAGAATTAAACCATACAAGGAGAATAGAACATGGCACTATCATCACCAGGCGTTGAAGTAAGTGTAATTGACGAAAGTTTCTATACCCCTGCCGCCGGTGCAACAACACCTTTAATTGTTGTCGCAACTGCTGAAAGCAAACCATCTGGCACAGGAACAGGAACTGCGGCAGGCACTACTGCGGCCAACAAGAACAAAGTATACCTAATTACAAGTCAAAGAGAGTTGACAGAAACTTTTGGTAATCCGACTTTCTACACAGACTCATCTAATAACCCACTACACGGAAATGAATTAAACGAGTATGGTTTACAAGCGGCTTATTCATATCTTGGAGTGGCTAACAGAGCGTATGTAGTAAGAGCGGATGTAGACCTAGGTCAACTAGAAGGAGATACAGATGCTCCTGCAGGTGCACCAGCAGACGGTACATACTGGTTTGACACAGACGATACATTATACGGACTTTTCCAGTGGAATGGTTCAACACAAACTTTTGCTAACAAAACACCAACTGTTATTAGTTCTTCATCAGATCTAACAGGTGTAAGCGGAGCAACATACACAGGCATTAAAGGTAGCGTAGGTGCTATTGGTGATTATGCTGTTGTTGTATGGAACACAGAAAATAAAATTTGGTACAAAAATGAGGACAATGTTTGGGTACAAGCAGGAACATACGATGAATCAGCATTTGATGCTGTTGGTTTTGATACTGCAACAACTTGGACTTCAACAACTTGGAAAACAAGTTGGCCAACAATTACTGCTACACTAACACCAAGTGCATTAGGTAGCACAAACGTTATTATTAACAATACACAAGTTAACAATGCAGGTGCAACACCAGCAACATTTGTACAAGCAATTAATGATGCTAGTATTCCAGGTGTTGGTGCTAAACTTGATTCTAATGATAGAGTTAAAATCTACTCAGACGGAACTTCAAGCACAGACGGTACAACAACTGACGGTGCAATTTTAATTGAAGAGGGGTCAGGCACAATTTTAACTGACTTAGGTATTGATGCTGGTTATTATCACTCACCTGAAGTACAAATTTCAGCACACAGTTCAGTTCCATTATGGAGAGCAACTGACAGAGTTGAAATTGCAGGTTCTTCATACAGTGGTTTAAGACCTACAGGTTCACTTTACATTAAAACAACTGAGCCTAACGTAGGTGCAAGTTGGAAAGTTAAATTATACAGTTCAGGAACTGGTTTGTTCTCAACTGTTGAAGCACCAATCTATAACACAAGAGCAGAAGCAATTAAAGCACTTGATTCAGAAGGTGGTCAAAATATTCCAACAGGAACAGTTTTTGTTTTAGCGAACACAACAGAAGATACTAAACCTTTAGCAGACTTTAAATTGTACAGAAGACTAGTTCCTAGTCCTACAAGTGCAACAACAGGAACTGCTAATCCAACTATTGGTGCAGGTACTAAAACATTTACAATTAGCGAAACAACTGCAAACTCGGACACATTTACAAGTTCAGGTGTAAGTTTCACAGGAACAGATATTGATTCATTTGTTGAAGCAATTAGTTCAGCAGGTTTAACTAACGTGACTGCTACTGTGACAGCAGATGGTAAGGCTAAAATTTCACATACACTAGGCGGAGAAATTAGACTAAAAGATGGTAGCGGTACACCACTTGCACAGATTGGTGTTAGTTCTTCACTAGATAATGTTTACGACGCTGGCTCTGAAAGTTCAGATGATTTTGTAATTTCTAACTGGAAACCATTATCATATGAAGCAAGTGCTGGTGCTCCAACAAGTGATCCAGAAGATGGTACATTATGGTACAACACAAACTTAGATGAAGTTGACATTATGGTACACAATGGAACAACTTGGAGAGGCTACATTAATGTTTACAGTGAATCAGATCCTGAAGGTCCAATCATTAGTGCTACTGAGCCAACACAACAAAGTGATGGTACTTCATTAGTAAACGGTGATCTTTGGATTGACACAGGCGATACTGAAACATATGGTCAGAAAATTTACAAGTACGATGGCTTAAATCTAGAATGGGTGGCAGTTGACACAACTGATCAAACATCAGAAGATGGTATTTTATTTGCAGATGCACGTTTTGGTAAAACAGGTGCAACAGGTGATACTAAAGCAGACATTACAGATATGTTAACTTCAGATTACTTAGATCCTGATGCTCCAGACCCAGCACTTTACCCAAGAGGTATGTTGCTATGGAACACAAGACGTTCTGGAAATAACGTTAAAATCTTTAGAACTACACACATTGACATCAATGAAAACTCTGGTAAGAATAAGAGATTTGAAGGTACAGGTTCAACATTTAATGGTGGATCTGAAGAGTCAATGGCATCTTATAAAGTTAATAGATGGGTAGGCTGGAACACAACTGCTGAAGATGGTTCAGGCTTATTTGGTAGAAAAGCACAACGTAAGACAGTGGTCGCGGCAATGAAGTCTATTGTTGATACTAATGACGATATTAGAGATGAAGAAACTAGAGCATACACATTGCTATCGGCTCCTGGTTATCCAGAGTTAACAAGCAATCTAGTATCACTAAACATTGACAGAGGTATCACAGGCTTTGTAGTAGCAGATACTCCGTTTAGATTGAAAGCAAGTGCAACAGAATTACAAGCATGGGGTAATAACTCAGCAAACGCACTAGCAGACGGTGAAGACGGGTTCTTAACATTCGATGAATATATGGCAACATTTTATCCATCAGGATTCACAACAGACCTAAATGGAAACAACATTGTTGTTCCACCAAGTCACATGATGCTACGTACTATTGCACTTAGCGATCAGGTATCGTTCCCATGGTTTGCACCAGCAGGAACAAGACGCGGTGGTATTAGCAATGCATCAAGTGTTGGATACATTAACAGCGAAAGCGAGTTTACTCCAGTATCACTAAACGACGGTGTTAGAGATACAATGCAAAGTGCTAAAATGAATCCAATTACGTTTATCACAGGAAGTGGTATTGTTAACTTTGGTCAGGTGACTAGAGCGAGAAATGCAAGTGCGTTAGATAGAATTAACGTAGCACGTTTAACTGCATATTTAAGACGTCAATTAAATCTACTTGCTAAACCGTTCTTGTTTGAACCAAACGATAAAATTACACGTGATGAGATCAAACAAGCGGCTGAAAGTTTATTACTTGAACTAGTAGGTCAAAGAGCACTGTATGACTTCTTAGTTGTTTGTGATGAAACAAACAACACTCCATCAAGAATTGATAGAAACGAGTTATACTTAGATGTAGCGATTGAACCAGTTAAGGCTGTGGAGTTTATTTACATTCCACTAAGACTTAAGAACACAGGTGAAATTGCAACTTTGGGGGCTCAATAATGAAGATAAATAAAACTGTAAAAGGAGCAAGATAATGGCAATTTCAAGTTTAAGTAGATTTACAGTTCCATTAGCAAGTGACCAATCAGCAAGTACACAAGGCTTGTTGATGCCAAAACTAAAGTATCGCTTTAGAGTATCACTTGAAAACTTTGGTGCTGGAAGTCCAACAGTAGAATTAACAAAGCAGGTAATTGATGTCACAAGACCTAACGTAAACTTTGAGTCTGTTGCAATTGACGTATACAACTCAAAAGTGTTTTACGCAGGTAAACATACATGGCAACCAATTACAATTACACTACGTGACGATGTGAACAACTCAGTTAACAAACTGTGTGGTGAGCAACTACAGAAGCAGTTCGACTTCTTCGAACAGTCAAGTGCGGCAAGTGGTGTTGATTACAAATTTAAAGGTAGAATCGAAATACTTGATGGTGGTAATGGCGCGAATGCTCCTAGCGTATTAGAAACCTTCGAGTTAGTAGGTTGCTTTGTACAAGACATTAACTACAACCAATTAGCATACAGTGATTCAAATCCAGTTGATATTCAACTACAGATTCAGTATGATAATGCTATCCAAACTAATGGTGCTGGTCAACCAAGCGGCTTAGGCGGCGCAATTGGCAGAACAATTAGAACTTTAGCAACTGGTTAATAACTATAATTAAAATTTAAGGTCGGTGACGTAAAAATCGCCGGCCTTTTTTTACGACTAAATAATAGTATGGCCAAGTTAACAAAATTTTTAGGAAATGTTTTCGGAGGTATTTTTGGTAGTGAAGGCGATATGCGTGATTATCAACACGCGGCTCGTTTGTTCACTGACGACTATATGCGTCTTGCACCAAAAGTACAATTTTTATATCATGTCACATTTAATATACAAAATGCGGCACTAAGATCACCTGACGGTATTTTTAATAAAGCAAGTCCACAAATTGAATGTGGTATGCTAGTTAAAGATGTAAAACTTCCGGGAATACAGGTACAAACAGATACAAAAAATCAATACGGTAAAAAAACAAATTATCAAACAGCAGTCACATATGCACCAGTCACAATTAACTTTCATGATGATAATGACGGATTAACAAGTGCATTTTGGCAACAGTATTTTAAAGCAAACTACAACGACAGTTTATATTGGCAGGAACTTTATAAGCAAACACCTTATCAAAATTCAGAACAATATGTTAAGTTTGGTTTAAACAGTGATAGAAATGTAAACTTTTTCCAAAACGAAGGTGTAAGCATTTATCAATTAAGTAGACATAGATTTTTTGAATTTACATTAATTAATCCAATGATACAAAGTTGGGATCCACCAAGCATGAGTGCTGGAAGTTCACAGCCTGCAGAAAATCAAATGACTGTGATCTATGAAGGTGTAAAATATGCAACAGGTAGAATTACAACAGATAATCCTACAGGATTTGCAACACTGCATTATGATAGAACACCAAGTCCATTAAGTGTAATGGGCGGAGGTAGTGGAGGACTGTTTGGTGCTAATGGAGTACTTGCTGGCGGCTTAGATGTTTTTGGTAGTATCTCAGATGGTTCTGCATTCGCTGATCCTTTTGCTTTTATTGGTACTGCTATTAAAGCAAAAAATACTATTGACAATGCTAAAAATTTAACTAAAGAAGGCATCAAAAGAGAAGTCACTGCTATTACTGAACAAAGTTTAACTAATACTGCAAGACAAACTTTAGATCAAAAAGGTGCTGACAAGTTTGATCAAGCAAAACGTACTAAAGCAGAAGCCGGTAATCCTTCAGGAACTCAACCCGGACAATTAAATAATAACGCAGGTACAAATAACAGTTCGTCTACTGCAAGTACAGAATCTGTAAAATAGGAATAAATTATGGGAACAGAAAATATTTACACTAATAATGTTTCAGCCAATAGTGCAGATACAACAACTGACTTTTTTAATAATTTTAATAGACAGCAAATTAATTTAAAAACATCAGATGTTGCCGCGTTTGTTAATATTTTAAAATCAAAAGGTATGGGCGAAGAAACTGCAAAAGAAACAACAAACATTATCTTAACACAGTGTAATATTGATGAACTTGATCCAATGGTAGTTTATGAAGAAATTAGACAAACACCTAATATGGAATTAACTGATCTCTTAGGAGAAATTTTAAATATTAATAGGCCAAAGTCTAGCACATTAGGTACTGCACGAGTAAGTGTTTGGAACAGTGCAAAAAGAAACATCATTGATAGTGGTGAGTAGTTATGGCCTTAAAGTTTGCTCAAGGCAGATTTGAAATGAAAAATCCCGACAAGTATGTTGGGATAAAAACACCAATGTACCGCAGTAGTTGGGAATGGCACTTTATGAAAATGTGTGACGAACATCCTGCTATTGCAAAATGGGCAAGTGAAAGTATAAAGATACCTTATAGAGATCCTCTTACAGGAAAGTATACAATTTATGTTCCAGACTTTTTTATTGTGTATGCTAATAAAAAAGGAAAAACAAAAGCAGAAATAATTGAAATAAAACCAGAGAATCAAACTGTACGTGAAAGTGTTGGTAAGAATACATATAATCAAGCACAGTTTATTAAAAATAAAGCAAAATGGGAAGCCGCGGCAAAGTATGCTAAACAAAATGGCGTGTTTTTTAGGATTGTGACAGAAAAAGATTTATTCCACCAAGGCAAAAGAAGGTAAGTAATAGTATGACAAAGAAACTAGAAGAGTTGTTAGAACTTCCAGAAGTTAAAGAAACAATGGAACAAGTTGAAGAACCTGCTCCAGACGTTAATACAATTAAACAAACCAAACAAATGGAACGTAGCATTGCAGAGTTTGATAAAATATCGGCGGCACTTCCTATGGTTAAAGGACTTGGTGAATTAGCAGATAAAGAACTAGATGAACTAGCAGATAAAGCCAAAACTACATATGAAGATCTAATGGATCTGGGTATGAATGTAGAAAGCCGCTATGCAGGACGTATTTTTGAAGTAGCAGGTACTATGCTTAAAAATGCTATTGATGCTAAGAGCCAAAAAATGGATAAAAAGTTAAAAATGATTGAATTACAACTTAAAAAGCAATCATTAGACCAAAAAATGGGCGATGGCGCTAATACTGTTGATAGTGAGGGCATTATCATAGATCGCAACTCGCTCATAGAAGAGATTTTAAATAAGAAAGAAGATAAATAACTGTATATATTAGGAGTTAACATGGATTTTAAAAAGTATCTTGCAGAAGCATCAAAACAATACGATTTTGTTATTAAACTGGCGGGCGAATTACCTGAAGGGTTTGACGACCGTTTAGAAACTGCACTTAAAAAGTTTGAAATTGCTAATCTATCTTCAGGTAAAAAAACTCCTATTCAAAGTTTACCTTTAGACTTTCCACAAAATCCAAACTCAGAAGTCACAGTTTATGAAACTACTTTAAACTATCCTACAACACAGGATCACCTAAGACATTACATTGCAAATTTCTGTAATGTAAGTGTTGAGAACTTAAGAGTTCGTAAGCCAGGTGAAGACTATGAGGAAATGCAAAAAGAATCAGACAATAAGCCATACGAAGCAAAACTTGGTGATCCAGAATACAAAGATGCACCTGATGTTAATAAAGATGAGTTAGTTGTCACAGAAAAAGGTAAAGAAACGTTTTTACAAAGTCTTGCTAAAGAAGCAAAAGAAAGACAATCAGGGGAATAATTATGGCAACATTTGAAATGCATGATGTATTAAAAAGATTACGTGAACTAGATGCAAAGAATCCTAACGTAGTGGATGCAATCGATAATACAACACGCATGAACGGTAGTGTTAATGAAGCACCGCTAACTAAACAACAAGCGGATGCAATGAGAGCAAGAGCGGCGGGTGCATTTGATGAATTAGATGCGGCTACTGTCAATACACGCACACAAACAACACCACAAACACAAACAACACCAGGTAAGCCAGTACAACCTAACCCTAACGCACAGAAAGCACAAGCACCTACTAGCAGATTTGCTAAACTTATTGGTAAAAAGGTGTTCGGCAGTGGAGAGATTGTAGACATTGCTGATGATTTAAAACGCATTACATTTAAAACTCCAACAGGAAAAAATCAAACAATTCCATTTCCTCAAGAGATGAACATTAATGGACAAAAGATTAAGTTCAATAATGCACAAGAGTATTTGAAGTGGAACTTAAATCAAGGGAACTTTGAAAGCATTGAACACGAGTCGGTTGAAGAAGGTAAGAAAGCAAAACCAGATTACTTAGACTTTGATAAAGATGGCGACAAAAAAGAGCCTATGAAAAAGGCACTTAAAGATAAAAAGAAAAAAGGACCTGTTAAAGAAGGCGTTGAGATGTGTCCAAAGGCTTGTTGCGGTAAGCCAGTCACAGAATGTAAATGCGGTCCAGATTGTGAACACTGCGATTGCTATGCTAAAAACAAAGCAATGAAAGAATCAGTAAACGAAGCAATTACTATTACTGCTGATAGTCCAGAAGACTTACCAGCACTACAAAGAATTATGCAACTTGCTGGAATGAAACCAGTAAGCCAAGACATGATGCCACAAGATGATGCACCTGACATGACTATGAAAGGTGATGACAACATTAACGGCAACTGCGGTTGTGGAGACACAGAAGAAGCAGAATACGAAAATCAGCCTAACGAACAGTACAGTGATGTTGAAGACATTACTAGACTAGCAGGACTTAATGGACTAAACGGCAGTAAGCATCCACAAGACTTACGTGTTAAAGATCCTGCACAACAAGAAGGTTATGCTAACTCAATGGGCAATGAGAAAGAAGGCGAAAAGTATTCAGACGAAGAATTAGAAGATGAATACGGTAAGACAGAACTTAAGAAATTGCCTCGCAAGTTTTCAAAGCAGGGAGATAACCCACTTGAAGATATTGAAGAAGCACTCAGGAGCGACTACATTTCGTTCATAAATGAAAGTTTAACACTGTCAACAGCAGACCAAAAAAAAAATTTAATTGAGTCAGGCTACGACAAACAATATCTAGAAACCTTAACTGAAGAAGAAATTTTAACCGAGTGGATCTGGTTTGTCCTTGGCGCTTTATTATTTGTCGGCGGCGTATATCTTACAGTTGATCAAGCAATTAATATGTACGAACAAGCCGGAAACGACTTTAGCATTTTTGTTGATGCTATTCCATTTGGACTTAGTGGCACTAGAGAATCATCTGCACAATGCGGTGCATTCTATAAACAAAACAAATACTTTAAACCAGGTTGGTGTCAATTTACACAAGATAATGGCGACGGTCCGGATCCAGCAATGGAAAGTGAACTTAATAGTTTCTACTTCTTTGTTGGGTTAACTTTTGTTGGCGGCGGAGGCATAAAAATTGGTTCTAAACTTGCATTATCGGCTAAAGCAAAAAAAGCAAAAGAAATGCAAGACTTAGGAAAAGGTATTGTTGACGAACTTGTTAATTCAAAAAAACTTGCTCAAGCAACACAAGCAACAGAAAAAACAAGTGCTGAAATCCTTGCAGAAGTTAAAAAACTTACTGCAAAAGCGGCAGAAGCACACAAGGCTGTTAAAGGATCTGAGTTAATGGTAGATTTAAATAATGTAGGACAAGTTGTTGTTAAAAACTTAAAAACTGGCGAATCACTATTTTTAGATCCAAAAAATAGAGAAGTTATTAATCTTCTTAAAAATGTTGGAAAAGAAGTTGACGATGTTTCTGCTGTTTGGAAGGCTCTTCAAACTGCGGCAAAAGGTCCGGGAGCAAGTAGAGGAGTGTCACCAAGCGGCATTACCCTTGTTCCATAATGCGTATATACGAACTAACAGAACGTAAACTTTCTAAGAAAGAAGAAAAGACCAAAGAAAAATACGTCAAAGGTATGAAAAAAGCCAAAGGCGATTTTAAAGACCGCTATGGCAAAGATGCAGAAGCAGTAATGTATGCTACTGCAACTAAGATGGCAAAGAAAAACTCTTAACCCCACAAAACCTCACTAAATATTAGTATGGCACAGACAGGAAAAAGTCTTGACGGTGTACTAGTTAAAAAAGCACACAGTAAGACAAGATATACAAAAGAACAAATTGAAGACCTTAAAGCCTGCATGGATCCAACTACTGGACCCAAGTACTTTATGGATAACTTCTTTTACATTCAACATCCTACTAAAGGTAAGTTGTTGTTTCAACCTTTTGAATTCCAAGAAAGACTTGTAGATTCATATCACAGTTATAGATTTAATATTAATATGCTACCAAGACAGACAGGTAAGTCTACAACGGCGGCAGGATATCTATTATGGTACGCAATGTTTAACCCTGATGTGACTGTGCTTATTGCGGCACACAAGTATGCAGGCGCTCAAGAAATCATGCATAGAATAAGATATGCATATGAAGACTGTCCAGATCATATACGTTGCGGTGTTGTATCGTATAACAAGGGATCAATGGAATTTGATAACGGATCACGTATTGTATCACAAACAACCACAGACAACACGGGACGAGGTATGTCAATATCTTTACTATACTGTGATGAGTTTGCATTCGTTAATCCTACTATTGCTAAAGAATTCTGGACTGCTATTTCACCTACACTAGCAACAGGTGGTAAAGCAATTATTACTTCAACACCAAACAGTGACGAAGATCAATTTGCACTTATTTGGACTGAAGCAACAAAAAGATTTGACGAACATGGTAATGATACTGAAGTTGGTATCAATGGCTTTTATGCGTTTACTGCTCATTGGAGTGAACATCCAGATCGAGATGATCAATGGGCGGCTGAAGAAAAATCACGTATTGGTGAAGAACGTTTCCGTCGAGAACACGAATGTGAATTCTTAATCTTTGACGAAACATTAATCAACAGTGTTCGACTTGCAGAACTTGAAGGTTTAGAACCTTCAAAAAGAATGGGTCAGACTAGGTGGTATAAAGATTGTAATCCTAAGATGACGTATGTTGTAAGTATGGACCCAAGTTTAGGTACAGGAGGAGACTATGCGGCAATTCAAGTATTTGAATTACCTACTTTTGAACAAGTAGCAGAGTGGCAACACAACACTACACCTATCCAAGGGCAAGTCAGGATATTAGCAGATATAACAAAAAATATAAAAGAACAATGCGAAGAACTGTCTGGCAGTTTGCCTCAGGTGTATTATTCAGTCGAAAATAACGCCATAGGCGAAGCCGCACTAGTGACCATCAATGACTACGGTGAAGAAAACATTTACGGTATGTTTTTGAGTGAGCCTATTAGAAAAGGCCATGTGCGAAAGTTTAGAAAAGGATTTAATACAACACACAAAACTAAAATGAGTGCTTGTGCTAAATTTAAGCACTTGCTAGAAACAAGCAAACTAAAAATTAAAAGTAAACCGCTTATTTCAGAACTTAAAGCATATGTAGCACACGGCACTACATTTGGTGCTAAGACAGGGGAACACGATGACCTTGTTAGTGCTACATTGCTTAACGTTCGAATGCAACAAATATTAGCGGATTGGGATCCAGCAATTTACGAGAAAATGAAGGACTTAGACACAGAAATGATAACACCAATGCCGGTGTTTGTTTCTTTCTAATAGTATAAATACATATATGAAGGGTTTAGATTCAATAGCATCATCTCTATTTGAGAAAATTAGATCACGTTTTCCACGCATTGAAATGGGTGACGAAAACGGTGCTCCTACTAGCGAGGAGAGCAAGGCACGATTCTTTGATTTTGACTATGTAGTCGATGGAGAGAATCAAGGTGCTGTAAGCATAAGCATTAAGGATCCTGATACATTAAAACTGTATTTTAGCCAGGGAATGCTCGAAAACGCTAACGAAGCAACAGAAGATGCATGGTATGATTTCTTAAAAGATATGAGATTCTTTTCTAAGAAACATATGATGGGATTTGATGCTAAGGATATTGCTAAAAGTAATTTAGACAAACGTGACTATAAATATTTAGGAAATAAAGTTCAGGAGTCAGCAATGTATGGTACTACAAAATCTAGTTATGAAAACTTAGATAGAACAAGATTAATTATTAGACATAAAAAGGAAATTAATGCAGAGCAAATGGGTGCTCGTGCTAGAAATATTCAAACACTTTTTATTGAAAACGAAGCAGGAGAAAGATTTAAGTATCCATACAATCACTTAGCAGGTGCTAGAGCAATGTCACGTCACGTTGCAAACGGCGGACTTCCACATGATGAGTTTGGTAAACACATTATTGAAACTTCATCAAACATTGCTAAACTAACAGCGTTCAAAAGATATGTACAAAACAAAGACTTTATGAATCAAACTTCAAATGATATTATTGAAGGTAGTAATGCTGAACTTGAAAACCTAAGAACACACATTAAAAAATTACAAACCCAATCATACTATACACAACAAAAAGAAAACTTTGTCGCAACTGATATGGACAACCAATTGGGTGATGACGTTGTAAACGATCTAACCAATGCATTTACTATTCCTCAATTTAATGAGGACCTAACTGATATGTTCCCATTACTACACAGTATTCATCAAAAGCGTATTAGTGAAACAACAGTAGATCTTGATAAACTTGCTAACGAAGGATTTGATCCAGAGCATTTTGATGGTGAAGTTGATTTCGAGGGTGTAGGTGATGACGGTGAAACTACAGGCTGTACTCTTTATTACACAGCAACAATAGTTGACGGCAGACCAGTTGTACATCCAAAGTCATTTCATTTAAGTTGTGCTATGGACGGTAATAGCAAACTAGGCTACGATGCTGATACGGATCTTGAAATGCAAGATCCAGACGAACTTATGGCCGCGGCACAAGAAGATGCAGACGATCGATGGGCAAACCGTGATAACAAATACGCACACGGTGAAGACATTGATGAATTTGAATCATGGGCAAACGATGTTGTTGACGAAAACTTAGACAACCAACGTATTGCTGTATTAAACAAACTTCTACAAAGAGACCTACCAGTTGGTCCAGATGGAACAAACGCAATTAGCAGTTTAGAAGGAATCATTGATGATATAACATTTGTAAATGACATCAAAGCACTAGCAGAAAAAGATGCTGATGCTGATGCTAAACCTTTGATTTACTCTTATGTTAAAAACAATATGCCAGAGGCTATGGATGACTTAGACTTTGGTGATATGTCTGAAGCAGATACAACAGATGTTGTAATTGGTAAAGACGGTTCTATGAGTCTTGCTGGACAAGAAGAAGAACCTAAAGACACTAAATCTTCTGCAGAAGAAGTATTAGAGTTTGTTCGCTCATTCTATGACAAAGAAACTGGAGCGTTTCCAAAAGGCGAAACAGGCGTGGTTATTTCCGCTCGTAAGCGTTTTGGTGATTCCGTAGGGGATCTAGTTGAAAAGTTTGTATCCAAACTGACCGGGAATAAGGTACAACTTGGCGACGAAGTAGAGGAAGAAAAGGGTGCTGAAAAAGACAACCACGGGTTTAGCGATAAACAAATTAAAATGGCTTATGGTGTGCTAAACGATAAACGCTACAAAGGCGGAAATTATAGTGGTGCTGTTGATACAATTGAAAAAATTGCAAAAGGTTTATCAGATCACCCTGGTGTGAAAAAAGCACTACGTAAGACAAACGAAGATCTAAATAGAATCAAAACACTTGCTGGAATCAGAAAATAACTGACTCATAAACATACTTAATAAGTAAGTGTATGTATCATATATTTGAAGACTTAATACCTAAAAGTATGCAGGACCATTTAGAAGCAATCTTTATGGATCCTTCTTTACCTTGGACTTGGCAGGATAACACAAGTGGCTTTTCTAGTTGGGAATTTCAATTCTTAGCAAATAAAGAAAAAATAAAAGAAAGTCCACAGTTTGTTCATGACATACTAAATCCTCAAACTGGCCATGCTAGCCAAACGTTTGAAATGATCAAACCTATCTTTTACTTTTTTGAAAAAGAAACGGGAATTCCTGTAAAAGAACTTACTCGAATTAAGGCCAATTTATTAACGCCAGACGGTTCAGATGAGACAATGTTTCATCCGCCACATATTGATCAACCATATGAAGAATCATTAAGTATGGTTTACTATGTTAATGAAGCAGATGGACCAACAAGAATTTTTGATAAAAATGTTGGAGCAAATCCATATGGGAAGCCAGACCATTTAGGTCCTCAAGATGATATGAAGGAACTGATTGCAAACGTTCCAAAAAAAGGATCAGCAATACTATTTCCATCAAACCAATTTCATGCAAGTGCAACACCAACAGTTGTACCAAGACGTATTGTAATCAATATGGTTTGGATGCCTGCATGGAATTTTTGGCAAACTTATCTTAAAAAGTAGTTGACTTTTAGATAAAGACTAAATATAATATAGATATGTTGTTAGAAAGACGTATCTACAACAGGCACATAAAGGCAAAATATAGGAGGCTTAAATTATGGCAACACTAGCAGAAATCCGTGCAAAATTACGTGAACAAGAAGATCGTAAAGGCGGCGGTAATCAAACAAGCGGCGGCGACAACGCAATTTACCCACATTGGAATATGGCAGAAGGTAGCGAAGCAGTACTTCGTTTCTTACCTGACGCTGATCCTGAAAACGTATTCTTTTGGAAAGAACGTTTAATGATCAAACTTCCTTTTGCGGGAATCAAAGGCCAAACTGACTCACGCCCAGTGACAGTTAACGTTCCATGTATGGAAATGTATGGCGAAACTTGCCCTGTACTTTCAGAAGTACGTGGTTGGTTTAAAGACCCTTCACTAGAAGACCAAGGTCGTAAATATTGGAAGAAACGTTCTTACATCTTCCAAGGTTTTGTAGCAGACAATCCTATCTCTGAAGATACTACTCCAGAGAATCCAATTAGACGTTTTATCATTGGACCACAAATTTTCCAAATCATTAAGGGTGCATTAATGGATCCTGAGATGGAAGAATTGCCAACTGATTATGCACGAGGTGTAGACTTCCGCATTAAGAAAACTTCTAAAGGTGGTTATGCTGATTACTCAACATCACAATGGTCACGTAGAGAACGTGCTTTAACTGATGAAGAGAAAGCGGCAGTTGACTCACATGGATTGTACAATCTAAATGATTTCCTTCCTAAGAAACCAACTGAAGTTGAAGTTAAGGTTATTCAAGAGATGTTTGAAGCATCTGTTGATGGCGAAGCATATGATCCAGATAAATGGGGTCAGTACTTTCGTGCTCCAGGCATGAGTGCTCCAACTGGTGATCCAAATAGTGCTAAACCAACTCAACCAGTAGCAGAGTCTAAGCCTGCTCCGATGACAGCACCTGAAGAAGATGCTAATGCTGGAGTGACTAGAGACGAAACAGGAACAGTTGAAACAACTGCAACTGCTGATACTGATGATAAACCTTCAAGTGAACGTGCTCAAGACATTTTGAACATGATCCGTTCACGTCAATCGTAAGGAGTAATCATGGCGAAACCATTTGATGTATCAAAGTTTCGTAAGGGTCTGACCAAGTCCATTCAAGGACTTGGTGTAGGCTTTAACGATCCAACCGATTGGGTATCAACCGGCAACTTTGCACTAAACTATCTTATTAGTGGTGACTTCCATAAGGGTGTTCCGCTAGGTAAGGTCACAGTGTTTGCAGGTGAATCCGGTGCAGGTAAATCATACTTCGCAAGTGCTAACATTGTTAAAGCGGCACAAGAACAAGGTATCTTTGTTGTGCTAATTGATAGTGAAAATGCACTTGATGAAAAATGGTTGCAGGCACTTAATGTTGACACAAGTGAAGAAAAATTGTTAAAGTTATCGATGAGTATGATCGATGATGTAGCAAAAACTATTTCAAACTTTATGAAAGAGTATCGTGATGATTACGATGCTATGGATCCAGCGGATCGTCCTAAAGTATTGTTTGTAGTTGATTCACTTGGTATGCTACTAACACCAACAGATGTTGATCAGTTTGATAAAGGTGATTTGAAAGGTGATATGGGCCGTAAGCCTAAGGCACTAACTGCACTTGTAAGAAACTGTGTTAATATGTTTGGTAGTTATAACGTAGGACTTGTAGCAACTAACCACACTTACGCATCGCAAGATATGTTTGACCCAGATGACAAAATCTCAGGCGGTCAAGGCTTTATCTATGCATCTTCAATTGTTGTAGCAATGAAAAAACTAAAACTAAAAGAAGATGAAGATGGTAAAAAGGTCACAGATGTACGTGGTATCAGAGCCGCTTGTAAGGTAATGAAAACACGATACGCAAAACCTTTTGAAGGTGTACAAGTAAAGATTCCATACGAAACAGGTATGAATCCTTACAGTGGATTAGTTGAATTGTTTGAAAAACAAGGACTATTAAAACAACAAGGAAATAGACTTAAATTTGTAGATTCACAAGGTGAAGAACACTTACACTATCGTAAAGATTGGGACGGTGAACAACTTGAAATCATTATGAAAGATTATTCTGCCAACGGTGATAAGTATAACGAACTCGACAACGATTCAGAAAAAGAATCGCAAGTTGATGATGTTGAACCCGTTGAACAGGAGACTCTAAGTGAATCTAAGTGAAGAACAGTTAATTGACCTATGGGATTCGTTTGCTGACTTTATAGACGTAAAAAATAAACAAGACAGTGCTATGAAGTTTGTAAACTGGTGTGTAGATAACGGTGCTGAAGAATCCGTTTTGTATGCTATGGGCGACCAGGATCCATACCTTAAAGAAGCCGTAGAAGAAGTATACGGCTCAGAAGGTGTATACGATAATGACTACGATGATGAAGACTATGATGATAGATACGATTCGGAAGATTATTAGATGATAAATTGGTATTCAAGGATATCGCAAGACATTTCTAACATTCCTGATGCTATTATATGGTATGAGGAACAAATGCAAGAAGCCAGAATTGAGTGTTCTTTAAAGGGAAACCTTGAAAAGAATGCTGGAAACCTTCCTGGTGTTGTAGAAAAGCGTTTTGGACAACTACAAGAGATCGAAGCGATCCTTGAATACCTAAACATCGAACTTCGAAGAACACGATCAAAATTCTTTAAAACATATTTAGAATCTTATCAAAGAGCATTAAGTAGCCGCGACGTTGAAAAATATGTTGACGGTGAATCAGACGTTGTTGATATGGAAAAAATTATCAACGAGTTTGCACTGCTACGTAATAAGTGGTTAGGAATCTTAAAAGGCCTTGATCAAAAGCAATGGCAGATAACTAATATTACGAAACTACGTGTAGCAGGAATGGAAGATGCATCAATTTGATGTTATAATACTTAACAATACCACAACTACTGAAAAAACATATCAAGATTGTTATGATCGCTTTGTTGAATTAGGTTATAATAGAGATAATATTCAAAGCATAATAACACTAAACCCTTTATCACAAAATCTAATAAGCAGTACACACGGAAAGTACAAAAACTACAGAATGTCTAAACACAAGACAGATTCTGATTTTGAAAAGTTTTATAATCACTTTCGTGCATGGAAGAAGTGTATTGAATTAGATAAATCTGTTTTAATAACAGAAGATTACCGCTGGCAACAGTGGCCAATTCCTGGAAACATAAATGAACATTATACAGAAGTTCTCAATCTAAGTGCAGGTGAATGGGAATTTGAAAATAGTATTGTTAGTTTAGAAAATCATAATAACTGGCATATTGGACAGCATGACGACTATAATGCAGGGTTTGTTCCTAGAAGTTTATCTAACTTTGATGCATATCTAATAACCCCGTTAGGATGTAAAAAAGCATTAGATATAGTTGTTAAGTATGGTTATATGATACCGCGTGTTATGTTTAATAGTGTACTGTTTGACGTAAAATATTTTAAAAGGAAATTGTTTATATAATGAAAATAGCATGGTCAGGATTAGCAGACGAAGGATATTGGAACCTAATTGCACAGCATTGTTTACCAAGTTGGGAACAGTTGCCTGGAGATAAATTTATTATTCATGATAGTAATAAGATCAATCTTAAACAAACAAAAATAATTGAATTAGAATCTGTTTTAGATAGAAACTGCTCTTTTTTAAAACACCCGCGTACAGTAAGGAAGTCTACAAACTTTTGGAAAAAAATGCAAAGCCAAGTATGGGCATTTCGAAATCTAAAAGAGTATGATTACATAATTTTGTTAGATACTGACATAGAAGTTATAAATTTTGATGAAGAAAAACTATATAATGAGATAGAACAATTTAAGCAATCAAAATTATTATGGGGGTGTGGCACATCTAAACAAGATAAGCACGACAGCGGATTCATTATGTTAGATCCTAACTGCAAAGACACAGAAGTGTTAATCAATACATACGAAAACTTATGGAACAGTGGTAAAATATTTGACTTGTATCGTCCATATGACGGTGATGCTGTTGAAAGTTTATTTGATGATTATCCAAGATATAAAATAAGAAATACAGATTGTGAAAGAGGGTTTCATTATTACGATACAGGGTTTTTGCATTACGGTAGCAAAACTCCTAAAGAATTACGTAAAAATATGACCGGAAATGAAATATTTGAAGACATAATCAGCATTGCTCTTAGCAAAACTAATACCAAATAAATATTAACATGAAGATAGTATTAGTCACAGGAGGCTTTGATCCTTTACACTCAGGACACATTGCCTATTTTAAAGCCGCAAAAGAACTAGGAGATTATCTAGTTGTTGGTGTTAACTCAGATGATTGGTTAACACGTAAAAAAGGCAAGCCATTTATGCCTTTTGAGGAACGTGCAACTATTATTGAAAACCTTTCAGTAGTTGACAAAGTTATTGATTTTGACGATAGCGATAACACTGCTAACGATGCTATTCAGCAAGTACTTAACGAACACAACTTTTTAAGCGATAGTGTTATCTTTGCTAATGGTGGAGATAGAACTAAAACAAACATTCCTGAGATGTTAATTGACGATAGTAGACTATCATTTCAATTTGGTGTAGGCGGCAGTGATAAAAAGAATTCAAGCAGTTGGATACTAGAAGATTATAAGTATCCTAAAACTGAACGCCCATGGGGATATTACAGAGTTTTATTTGGTGTTGGCAACGAAGTTAAATTAAAAGAACTTACAGTCGATCCGGGTAAACGGTTGAGTATGCAAAAACATAAACACAGAAACGAACTATGGTTTGTAAGTGAAGGAACTGCAACAGTTAATACTATTGACGGCTCAACTGACTTAGAAGAAATGGATACGCTTAATAGATTTGATAAATTAAATATAGGCGTTGGGGAATGGCACCAATTAGAAAATAAAACAAAAAAGCCGTTAAGAATTATTGAAATACAATACGGTGATAATTGTATTGAAGATGATATAAGTCGTATAGGTGTAAGCGACGATTACGGGAAAGAAGGAAAATAACATGAATACTGTGTTTATAGGCTACGATAGCCGTGAACCTATTGCTAGTGATGTTTGCGAATATAGTTTATGTCATAGCACTGAAGAAATAATCGACGTTAAGCATTTAAAACAACACGAGTTAAGAAATCAAGGAATTTACACACGATCAGTTGACAAATTAAGTTCAACTGAATTTACATTTACACGTTTTCTTATTCCGTTCCTAATGAACTATAAGGGTTGGGCAGTTTTTTGTGATTGTGATTTTTTATGGTTAGAAGATATTGATAAATTATTTGCACAACGTGATGACAAGTATGCTGTTATGGTTGCTAAACACGAATATAATGTAAAAGAGGGAACAAAGATGGATGGTAAAGCACAACTACCATATCCACGTAAAAACTGGAGTTCGATGATTCTTTGGAATTGCGGACATCCTAGCAACGCACGACTTATTCCTAGTATGGTAAACAAAGAAACAGGACAATTCTTACATCGCTTTAGTTGGTTGAAAGATAAAGAAATAGGCGAAGTAAGTCACGAGTGGAATTGGTTAGTCGGTTGGTATAACGAGTCAAAAGACGGCAAACCTAAAGCATTACATTACACCGAAGGCGGTCCTTGGTTTGAAAATTGTAAAGATGTTGAATATGGTGACCAGTGGATTGAAAGAGCAAATAAAGTAAATCCTAACTGGAAACCAATTTAATGAAGTTTATAAGCAAAGGCGGAACCGACGAATATGTCAATATGTTTGCATCAAGTTTTGATCAGCACGGTTCAATAAATTTAGACAACTTTGATTATAATAATTCTTCTGATCCTATTGTTTTAAGAGGAATTCTTCGTCACGACATTATGAAAAAGTGTTGGGAAGATAAACGAGACTTTTATTACATTGATAGTGGATATATGGGTAATTATAAATCTCCTATTAATCCTATGGGTTATAAAATTTTTCACAGAATTGTAAAAAATGATTTACAACATAACGTCATTGTTGAACGCCCGAGTGATAGATGGGAAGCATTAAAGTATAAAATTCCAAAATGGAAGAAAGATGGGCGTAATATTCTTGTTGTTATGCCTAGTGAAAAACCTGCTATATTCTATGATATAAATCTTCAAGAATGGAAGAACACTGTATTAACTAATTTAAAAAAGTTTACTGATAGACCAATTATTGTTCGAGAAAAAGAAAAGAGAAAAGTCAGACTTAGTAAATCTATCTACGAAGAACTAGATAATGCATTTGCTGTGGTCACTTTGCAAAGTGTAGCCGCTACTGAAGCCATACTTTACGGTGTTCCTGCGTTTACACTAGCACCAAACGCCGCATCATTATTATCGTCGTCTAGTTTAGAAGGTATTGAACACCCGTTATACCCAGACTCAGACTTTGTTTATAAGTGGGCGTGTCATCTAGCCTATGGACAGTTTCATAATAGTGAGTTAAAAGACGGTACAGCAAGAAAGATACTAGAATTATGAAAATTTTAGCGGTCACTACACAAAATAAAGCATACTATGATAAACTAGGTAAGGATAGTATTGACTCTTTTGTAAAATATTGGCCAAAAGATGTGACTCTTCATGTTTTTGCTGAAGACTTTATGTTAGAAAATCACGATAATGTAATGTATCACAGTTTTGACGAACTAGACGAAGATTTTAGAGAATTTCAAACCAAAGATTACAAAAAACGTGTTAAAATTTTTAGTTATAAAGCATTTAGTTGGTTAAGAGCCTGTCAATTTGAAGGTACTGATCGTTTAATTTGGATTGATAGTGATGTAATTACCTATAAACCTATTCCTAAAGAATTTTTATGGAAATTATGTCCAGATAATGTACTTGCAACATACATGGCTGTTGTTTATGACCATAAAAAAGTAAAAGGCGAAGGATTTAAGAAAATAAAACCTGTTCTTTGTGGTGAAACAGGCTTTTATGTTATCAATAGACATCATTACTATTACGAAGACTTCATAAATCGCTACCGTGAGTACTATATGAGAGGATATGGTGAAAGTTTAAGACGTTTTTATGACGGAGATGTGTTTGGTGCAGTAGTAAGTGAGTTTGAAAGCCATGGGAAGATCTTTAGAGACCTTGGAAATCGTCATCATAACACCATTTTTAAGCACACAATCCTAGCAGAGTACATGACCCACTATAAAGGCAAAGTCAAGAAAAGCGAAGACTTTGAGATAAGGAAATAATTACTAGTATGAAAAAGAAAGCAGTTGTAATACATCGTAGAGACCCAAATAATATTGGCGATATTATGTCAGATCCGTTGCAATATTTTTTAAATGACGACGAATATGAAAAAATTGATATTGTTAACATTGGCAGACAACAATATCCAGATGACCTTCCAGTAATATTTGGCGGTGGTGGTTTGTTAGCCAATGAATTTTTTGGTGAATCAATGGATTTAGTTTTTAATCATCCAGATATTAACCAGTTAGAAGAAATGTGGGATCATAGATGGAGATTATGTAATACAAAATATCAAAAGTTATACGAAGCATTTAACAAAAATTTAAAAGATCATCTTACAAATGCTATTAGAGAGATTGAACAAAACGTTTCAACTAAAAGAATAGTTTGGGGTGCAGGACATAATCAACGAGATTATAATCCAAGCACAAGTGATGATGCAAGATACCCTAAAAAACTCAAAGATTACGATATGATTGGTATTAGAGATTATTGGGACGATTCTTGGAAAGCAAGAAATCCACTTTTTGATTGGGTGCCTTGTGCAAGTTGTATGCATCCGGCTTTTAATAAAAAATATGAAATTAAGAATGATGTAATTGTGTTCGAACACAAGAAACAACTAATAAAAGGTAATGATTTTGGAAATGGTGCAGTACCAAGATTTGTAAATTCTGGTGCTAACATGGACCAAACAATTGAATTACTAGGGTCAGCAAATACTATTTTAACAAACAGTTATCACGGAGCATATTGGGGTACACTTTTAGGTAAAAAAGTTATTGTACTTTCGCCGTGGAGTTCTAAATTCTACACATTAAAACACAAACCTTACTTAAAAGCCAAACCAGCCGGTTGGGAAGAAATGTTAGATGAAGTGTCTACACATCCTAATGCTCTTGCTGAATGCAGACAAGCAACAAACGACTTTTGGACTAGAGTCAAGGCAGTGTTATAATGAAAGTAGTAAGTTTTTTAGGAGGTATTCCGCCTCGAAATAACAATCCAGCAAAACCAGCAATGCTTCATGCATATGTCCAGGGTGTAAATGCCGCAGGTGACGTGGGCATTGCACACGAAGGAACAACATACGAAGAGTGTGATGTTGCAGTACTTCAAGGATTTGTACACGAGCACGGAAAAAATGCACCGCATTTGGCTTTTAGACAACTAGTACATACACGCAATACTGTAAAACCTAAACGTTGTGTTATTATTGATAGTAATATGTTCAGTTATGCTACTGGAAAGTTTAACGATAGTGAACTAATACGTTTTAGTTATGACGGTGTATTTCCAGCAACCGGTGACTACTGTAATTACGATGTTGAAACACCAGAACATTGGGATAGATTAAGAAATAGATACGGTTTAGAATTACTTCCATATACTAATAAAGGAAAACACGTTTTAATTTGTTTGCAAAGAAATGGTGGTTGGAGTATGCGTGGCGAACACGTAATTGATTGGCTTAGAGAAACATTATCTACATTAAGAAAGCATACTGATAGGCCAATAAAAATTCGTTGTCATCCGGGAGATAAAACTGCATTACATTACGGAAAACAAATTGAAAAAGAATTTGGTGTTCGTGTAAGCGATACTACAAAAGTTTCTTTATTGGATGATTTAGATAAGTGTTGGGCAATGGTTGTTAAGAATAGTAGTCCAACAGTTGCGTCACTAATGAACGGTGTTCCAATTTTTGTGACTGATCGCAATTATTGTCAAGCAGGACCGTTAGCAAATACAGACCTTACTCAAATTGAAAATCCAACACGTCCTGATAGAGAAAAGTGGTTATGGAAACTTTGTGCTAGTCATTGGAACTTAGACGATCTAAAAAATGGCAACTGTTGGCGCCATATGAAAAAATACGTCTAATTAGGGATCAACATAAAGTCATCTTTACGTTGTTCTGCAAACTTATACCCCCAACTTTCAACTAATTTTACAGTATCAATACTGCTACGTCGTACAGTTGTTTTCTTGCTTCGTGTGACTTCTAGTGCAACTACAGGTTTACATCTTTTAATAGTTTCTTCTGCACCAGCAAGTACAAATTCTTCAAAACCTTCTACATCAATTTTTATTAAATCAATTCTATCATAATTAAAACTGTCAAGGGTTCTAATAGGAATTTCAACAATTTCTACCATATGTTGTTTAGGATGTTTACCTGCTAGATACAACTCTAACTGCTCAGGATCATTAATAATTTGACTGTGTCCTGCTGTCTTTTTTCTACGTTTAGCATACATCTTATCATTTGTTTCACCTAAGCCACAGTCATGTAATACAATATTATCATAGCCTTCACAGTTTAATTTTAAACAATCAAATGTTTTAGGAATAACTTCAAATGCTTCTACTGTGTCATAAAACTTTGACATAGCAGTTGCCATAAATCCATAATTAGCACCAATGTCAACAAATACTCCTCGTTTATCTTCAGGTACAAACTTGTTTAAGTATAAAGGAAAGTTTCCTTGCCAACTAGGATCACCACGCATGGCTACCTCTGTATACTTCATCATATTTTGTTCTTCGTCACATATCCACCAATCGCCTGATTTTTTCATTATTTGTCTCCTCGTAAGTGCTTTCCGTATCTATCTTTATACCAAGGACTAAACAAGTTATATTTTAAAAATTCTTTTAATAATAAAGAATCTACTTGTAAATCTGTTTCCAGTTGACGTCCTTGAATTTTCTTTTTTCTAACCACTCTATTCCAGTCTTGTATTGTTTGCACCTTAGTGGCGATTTGTGCATAACTCATTCCTGCTTTGCGTTCCCAGTCCATTGCATTTTTAATGTTTGCAATTTTTTCTGTACGTTGTGTATCATTTCCAAAATAACTAAAATGCCAACCGTTTTTAATTACAGTGTGTCTTTTAAAAGCACCTGCTTTTGTGTACTTGAACGCACCTGTGCTTAATGGCTTTTCTTCTGGTAGGTTTTCTAAATTAGTAATTCGTGTACCTGGCCAATTACGCATACGTGCATACCAATCAAGATATACAACTCTTAAATCTTGATCACAAACAATTTGTTTTTCGCCTGCTTTTAACAAACGTTTAATTTCTGCCAATCCTCTTTTATCCCAAATTTCATCTAGGTCACTGTAAAAGAAAATTGCTTTATCAGTTATTTTACGTGCTTCATATACTAAATGATCACGTGTAATATTTTGTATTGTTTTAAGATTTGTGTGTTCTTCACTATCTAAATATTCATCAGGATGTTCAACCCATTTATATATAATTTTATCTTTAATTGTTTGCGGTAATGATTCTAAAACTTCTAAAAACTTTTGTTTGTTTGGACGACATCTCCATGTTTGATTACTTTCTACAATAATAAACTTATCTACTACATCACTTAGGTAATTAAGTCTAATAGTACACAACTCTTTTTCGTTAAAGTAAGGAAAAGCATCAATGATCATATTATGTCCTAAAAATAATTGGTTGAATGTGATCTACTTTTTGACCTAACTTAAATTCTTTTTTCATTTTTTGTTTGTGTGGCATAAAAGTGTACACTGTGTCGTCTTTTAATTCTTTAATTGCATTTAAGTCCCAAGCAACTTGTGGAAGTTTATGTTTATGAATATATTCGTCTACATATCTTTTTACATCAGGAATTTGATAGTCATCAAACACAACAACTTTACTCATCTCAAGTTTTTCGTGATCGTGTTTTACAGATTCATAACTGTGTCCGCCATCAATGTAAACTAAATCATACTTGCTTTCTTTTAGGGTATCTTGTGTCCATCCTTTAACAAGTTCGTATGTAAATCTTTTATTAGATATTCTTTTTAATAAATGGTTTGCGTAAGTATAGTCGCCCGGACCTTTACCGTTAATCTCTTTTAAATCTGTATCTTGATCTGCAAGTTCAAATGCATCATAGCCAACATAGTGTAATTTGCTAGAATGATTATCAAGTACATACTTACATAATTGTTCTGCTGTCTTACCTCTATGTGTTCCTATTTCACAAATTGTTAGTTCTTCGCTGTCACTAAACACCTTGTCTAGTAATTGCATCCACGGCACAAACAGATGTTTTTTCATTTCCAATAACTCTCAGTGCGTTCTACTTTAAGATCTTTATTATAGGATTTTCCATCTACTTTTCTATTACCTTTCATATGGTCAATGTATGCACCAATACTACTGTTGATAATAGGGTGTCCTTCTCCTTGGATTGAAACATTACTTAAACTATGTTCCATAAAGCCTTCTACATTTCTAAACTCTTTTACAATTTCATAAAACACAAAACTGTCGTGCCATTCTTTCATTGTAAAAATTCCTTCCTCTGCATGATCCCAAACCCATTGGAATCTACTTAAGAAACGTTTAACAACTTCTTCTTTAATTGCCATAGAATAAAACCCGCATTCTGGCCATTTTGGTTCTCTACTAAAATAACAAATATGTTTGTTTGCTGGAACAAAGTTTTCTAAAAAATTAATTGGCATTGCACTATGACACAGTGTATCAGCGTCCATCCAAATTAATGTATCCACATCTGATCCTTCTAAACTTTTTGCACAATCAAATATTGCAAAAACTTTATGACAAAAACGAATAGCGTCCCATTTAAATCCTTTGTGTGAATCTACTCTACCTTTTGGATTTTCTTTACCATTTGCTTTAGGTACATCTTTCCATTTTGCTTTAAACTTTACAATACCCGGATTCTCCATCAAGTTTCTAATATGAATATTAGTTTTAGTGTGTAGTGGTGCACAGTTTTCTGCGTACACATATAAATCGATTTCTTCGGGCCAATTTTTTTCAAAACTGTCGATCATATTCTGCCCGTACAAGTTCATACCATCTTCATTGAACGTTGTGACTACCGCAAATTTTCTTGACATTTTATCCTCTAATAAATATAATATACGTATATTTAGTAGGTATTAGATGAAGTTCAAATTATTCAGAGAGAATGGTGCATTAAACAGTCAACCTGTGTTTGATGCATTTAGCACAGGATTAACACAATTAGGCCATACAGAACACGAAGATTTTGATGTGGCTGTTATTTGGAGTGTTCTGTGGAACGGTCGTATGTCAAAGAATAAACCAATTTGGGATTATTGTCAGCAAAATAATAAACCTGTAATTGTTTTAGAAGTTGGCGGAATTAAAAGAGGCACAACATGGAAGGTAGGTATAAATGGAATCAATAGAGATGCTTTTTTTGGCAATAGCGGTAATGATAGCAGTCGGGCTCAACGACTCGGATTAGAACTAAAACCCTGGACAACTGGAAAACATATTGTTGTATGTGGTCAACATGATAAGAGTCATCAATGGAGAGATATGCCTCCTATGAGTGCGTGGGTTTCTAACGTTATTGACGAAATTAGAAAACACACAGACATGACTGTTTACTTTAGACCACATCCACGTTGTACATTGCCTGGCATTGAACACGAGTTTAAAAATGTATACAGGCAAATACCAATACACATTACAGGCACATATGATGATTTTGATTTTTCATTTAAAGATGCTCACGCAGTTGTAAGTTGGACTAGTAATCCAGGAATACAAAGTATTATAGGTGGAGTTCCTGCTTTTGTTGGCCCTAGTAGTTTAGCATGGCCAGTTGCTAATCAAACATTTGATACTATTGTAAATCCAATCAAACCCGACAGAGAGCAATGGCTCAACGATTACGCACATACAGAATGGACAGTTGAAGAAATAGCAACTGGAAAACCTTTGGAAAGATTAATGCCAAAATTGGTTGACTTTTCATAGGAATCTGTTATAATATAAGATATATAATTAATAAACATTGGTGACATAGTCATGGTGAATTCCACATTACCCGAAGGGGCAACTAACACAATCGACGACGCAATCATGTTTCTTGGAGGACGTGGTATTGGATACACTAACTCTTGGGAAATAACAACAATAGCAATTAATCAATACGACTTGCCTATTGTAAAAAGTCTTTCTGAACAACTTGAAAGAGGTCTTGCGTTGACTGAGAAACAAGGAACTATTGGTGTTAGACTTGTAAAAAATTATCAACCAATTCTTAAAAAATATGGGTTTGATACAGACGAATTACTTACAAAGAAACCTTTTTCAAAACCATTTAGAGTTATTGATAAAACAAAAACACTACACATTGATGGAGAGTATATTGTTTGTAAAAGTCCATTCATTGCTGACCTAGTTAACAAATTTAAGAAAAGAAAGAAGCCTAGTTATACCGCAGGAGTATATGACGGTGAAAACAAATCGTGGTCGTTTCAACTTAATGAAACAAACGTGCAGTTTTTATTAAATGCTACAAAAGGTAAGGGGTTTGACATTGATCCTCAACTTAAAAAAATTGAAGATAAAACAAAACAAATTAAGCACGACGGATTAGACTATTATCCTGTTCTTACGCATGATAATAAATTTATTGTTAAAAATGTTAATATACCTGAACCGTATGCTTCAGAACTAGCAAGTATTACAGATCCTGCTCAAGCAATTATGTTTAGTAAAATGCTAGGTTGTTATGTTTATGATGATGCCGTTGCAGTACAATTAAAAAACCATCCACTTAACAAAATATTGTTAGATCATAAAAACAAATATATTGTTAACAAAAAAGTTCATAAACGTTCAGACTTGATGAACATTATCAAAGCAAGTAAGCAAACTGTTATTCTTGTTAGTTCAACTGATGTTGATAGTTTGTATGAGTGGATCAATATGTTTGAACTACATAATTTAACTAACAAAACATCTGTGTGTTTTAGATACAAAAAAGACAACGAAGCAAACACGTTTATAAAAGAAAAGGGTGTTAATTTGTTTGATCCTACAAATAAAATACTAATTACAAATGAAAAGATTCCTAAAACATTTGTTAAAAATGATATAAAACCAAATTTAGTTTTAGTTGATTTGCCTGTGGAACCAAGTCATTATAAAACACAATCGTATATTGCTAACAAGCCGTTAGTTGTAAATTTTACACACAAAGGGGATACCAATAGTGGCATCTTGTAAACTTATTATTAAAGATGAAGTAAACGTAAAGTTTGAAGGTCTTGATCTTCAAATGCGTAAACATCTTGTAAACAAATTTAAATATGAGATTCCGTATGCAAGATATTTGCCTGCATATAAACTAGGACGATGGGACGGTACTGTAAGTTTCTTTGGACTAGGTGGTACAACATATATTAGTATGCTTGAAGAAGTTCTTGTTGAACTAGATAGCAAAGGAGTATATGTAGAAGTAGAAGATTTGCGTGAACCAACACAACTTAACTTTGCAACAATTGATGAAGAGTTTTGGGGTGACACTTGTTGGCCTAAAGGACATCCTGCAGAAGGACAACCTATTCGTTTACGTGACTACCAACTTGAAGTTATTAATAACTTTTTATCTAATCCACAAGCACTACAAGAAGTTGCAACTGGTGCAGGTAAAACTATTATCACTGCTACACTTTCGCGTTTATGTGAACCATATGGGCGTAGCCTAGTTATTGTTCCTAACAAATCGTTGGTGACGCAGACAGAAGAAGACTATGTCAATTGCGGCCTAGACGTAGGTGTGTACTTTGGTGATAGAAAAGAGTTGGGTCACACTCATACAATTTGTACTTGGCAAAGTTTAAACATTCTTAGCAAGAAAACTAAGAATCACGAAGCGGCAGTGACTTTCCAAGAAGCAATGGAAGATGTTCGTTGTATTATTGTTGACGAAGTACACCAAGCAAAAGCAGATGTACTTAAAAACTTGCTTACACAAAACTTTGCACACGTTCCTATTCGCTGGGGACTAACAGGTACTATACCTAAAGAGCAATTTGAGTTTCAAGGCATTAGAGCAAGTTTAGGTGATGTTATTAATAACATTAGTGCAAGTGATCTACAAGCAAAGGGTGTACTTGCACAATGTGATGTAAACATTATTCAAACTGAAGATGTACAAGAGTTTAGATCATACCAAGAAGAATTAAAATATTTAACAACAAACGAAAAAAGAATGGAATGGGTTTCAAAATTAATTGCCAAAATAAGCGAAAATGGCAATACTTTGGTACTTGTTGATAGACTTTCTGCAGGTAATATGCTACAATCATATATTAATGACAGTGTCTTCATTAGTGGAGAAACAAAAGCAGACACAAGGAAAGAACATTATGATGAAGTTAAAACTGCTGATAAAAAAGTTATTATTGCAACTTACGGTGTTGCCGCAGTTGGCATTAATATTCCTCGCATTTTTAACCTTATTCTTATTGAGCCTGGTAAGTCTTTTGTACGTGTTATTCAGTCAATTGGCCGCGGAATTAGAAAGGCTGAGGACAAAGACCATGTCCAAATTTGGGACATTACAAGCAGATGTAAGTATGCCAAACGACATCTTACACAACGTAAAAAGTTTTATAAAGAGGCTAATTACCCCTTTACAATAGAAAGGATTGAAATTGATTAAATGAATATACTAACACTAGAAAATAAAATGTTTAATCTAAATAATCTTCCTAAAGAAATAAATGAAGATATTAGGTACAGTGTCTTAGACAACAGTGATCCTAAAGAACCAGACTATTTCTTTATGCCGTTGATCTATTTAGAAAGTTTTTCATCGCCAGCAGTTGTTTTACAAATAGGTAAACATCAAGTACAAATGCCGTTAGAATGGTCAATGCTAATTGGTGGCAGTGAAGGAAATGATTTAGAAGTATTGCCTTTAACAAGTTTAAATGATAGAGGGTTTGAAGCATATACTTTTAATCCGTTAACAGGCTTTAGACCAGACTTTACACCAGTAGACGTTGTTAATGTTTATCAAGATGTAAAATGGTATTTTCCTAAACTTAAAGCAGGACAACTACTAACTACGCCTTTACATGACGGAGAAAATCCTGAATGTGTTTTCTTTGTAAAAGAAGTTTCAAGGTCTTGCGAAACATTGGATTACAGTTTATTGTTTTAATATGTTTTTTAAAAAACCAATAACAGTAGATTTTTATACTGACGATCAACATTCTTTTGATTTGTTTAAACCAGACTTATCAAAAAAGTTTATTCCTGAGTGGTGGAAAAAACTTCCTACTAGTAGAGAAGACAATCACCCACACGTTCATGTACAGGACCTAGATGTTGCAGGTATGAAAACCTGTCCAGCAATTATTGGTTATATGAAACAAGGTATTATTATGCCTAGTCCAGCAAGTTTTGTTGTTCAAAGATTTATGGACGGAAAAATTGCTTTTGATGTCTTACCTGAAAAATTCAAACAACCTAGCAGTCATACATCTGATGACTATGCTGATCACAAACCAGGTTTTCATCATATTAAGTTTCCGCTACCTTGGAGAATTAAAACAAGCGAGAGTATTGAATGGCTGTGGACACAACCAACATGGCATCAATCAAATCCTTTAAGTCATTGGTCAAGTCCTGGAACAATTGATTTTAAATATACACACGTTGCTGAGTTTAATTTCTTTTTACCGCAAGGAAGTAGATTATCAATTAAACCAGGAGAACCTGTTGCTCAACTAATTCCTTTAAGCAATAGACCTATTAAAATTAATCATCATTTAATTACAACAGAGGAACTTCATCGCCTAGACAACTACAAAGGATGGAGAATTAATAACTTTAAAGAACGTCTACGATTACAGAAGGAGAAAGGGTAATGACTATGAAGGCAGGTAAGATATGGGGACAAACAGAACTTATTCATGCAAATGGTGTACTAGAGTTTCATCGCATTGAATATAAGGCAGGGTATAAATGTTCAGAACATGAACACAAATATAAATGGAACGGATTCTTTGTTGAATCGGGCAAGATGATTGTCCGTGTTTGGCAGGATGACCAAGATGGATTAGTTGATGAAACTATACTTGGTCCAGGGGAGTTCACGCAAGTGAAACCCGGCAAAATTCACCAGTTTGAAGGTTTGGAAGATGGAGTCGCTTTTGAACTATACTGGGCAGAATTTAATCATGACGATATTGTTCGTCGAACAGTCGGCTCCATAGTAAAAGGAAAGAAGTAATATGTTT